GGATGATTGCACAGATTGCTGTGGAGACTGGTATCAGCCCACAGGATCTTGCTGACTTGCACCCTCGCATGTTGTTCACTATTCAGAGGGTGCTGGAGGCTAAGGCTAAAGCAGCTCAGAGACCGCGTAAGCGTAGGCGATAGAATAGAAGGCAGGATTGGAGTCTGCTTTGCTTTCTACTCAGATGCGCGTTGAGGGTGTCGCTGATGTGACTAAAGAGCTCAGAAATCTTGACAGGAAAGCTCTGAATAAGTTGAGAGCTGAGATGCGTGGGAGCATCAATCCTATAGCTAAGGCTATTGCTGGGGATGTCCCTGAGCAGGCTCCTCTGTCTGGGATGAACCATAACGGTGTGACTCGATGGACTGGGACTGTGCGTTCCTCTGTGTCGTTTACTCCTGGGCGCGCTCGCGGTGGCGCTAGTCGCTTACTTGCAATGAAGTTCACTGGGGGGACTCGCGCTGGTGGCGGTATTGGTTTTGATTACGCTGAGCTTGCAGGATCCTCTAAGAGGCCAGGAGCTCGATTCTCGAAAGTCTATGAGCGTGGTGGATACCCTGGTCTGCAACACAGAATAAATGGTCAGGGGCAGGCTTTCAATAAAGGCATTAGGGCGTATAAGCCAATCAGGGGGCGCGGTGGATACTTTGCCTACGATTCAGCAGTGAAGCGTTACCCTCAGATTGAGGGTATTGGTGAGAGAGCAATCAAGAAGTTTATGACAGATGCGAGCAGAGAACTAGCAATGCGTAAGGCAGGATTCTAATGGCTATCTTTATCCCACTGGTAACAAAGTTTGACCCTAAGGGTTTGAACAATGCCACTCGCGCTCTTGCTAACTTCCAGAACTTTGCAGTGGATGTGGGCAGGATTGCTGCCGGTGCTATCGCTGCTGTGGGTGTTGCTTCTGTGCGTGAGGCTGCACAGTTTGAGTCTAGCTTTTCTAAGATTCAGGGTTTGGTGGGTGTTACCGCTGATGAGATTGGGGAACTGCAGGAAGCTGCGAGGCGCTTAGGTCCTCAGTTTGGTGTGAGCGCTAATGAGGCAGCGGATGCGCTGTTCTTTATTACCTCTGCTGGTTTGCGTGGTGCTGGGGCTACAGAGGTTCTTGAGGCTTCACTGAAGGGTGCTGCTATTGGTTTGGGTGACACCAAGACCATTGCGGATCTTGCAACCTCAGCGGTGAACGCTTACGGTGAGTCCACTCTGGGTGGTGCTGAAGCGGTAGATGTTTTGGCTGAGGCTGTGCGACTTGGAAAGCTTGCTCCTGAGGAGCTCGCTGGCTCTATGGGCATGGTGCTCCCACTTGCTTCTAACCTCAGTGTGTCGTTCGCTGAGGTGGGCGCTGCAATGGCTGGTATGTCAAAGACTGGTACTGATGCCAGCACTGCTGCGACACAGTTGAGGCAGATTCTAGCCACGATTGCGAAGCCCACCAATGAGGCTGATAAAGCGCTTGATCGCATGGGACTATCTGCTGAGGGTTTGAGACAACAAATCAAGGATGAAGGACTGTTTGCAACCCTTGAAACCTTGACTGATGCGTTTGATGGAAACATCGAGGCCACTACAGAAGTCTTTGGAAACATTCGCGCACTGTCTGGTGTCTTAGACCTGATGGGTGCGAGCGTAGATGACAACCGCGAGCTATTCAAACTCATGGCTGATGATACTGGCGTGCTCAATGAGGCTCTGCAAATCACTCAGGATACTGCCGAGAATAAGTTTGCTGTGGCTATGGAGACAGCGCGTGCGTCTCTTATCCCTATTGGTGATGCGCTGCTAGAGAACATCAATCCTCGCCTAGATGACTTCTCAAACTGGATGACTGAGAACAAGGAACCTATTGAGCAGGGGTTCATTGCAATCTTTGAGTCCATTGACAAAATCGTTGGCGGTATTGAAAACCTGCTCGCTGAAGATGTGTTGCCTTTTGTCAAGTCAATCTTTGAGGATGAGCGTTTCCAAGAGGGCATGGCTACTATCTCTGCAGGGTTTGGTGCCATCGCTTTTGAGGCTAACAGGTTTGTGGATTCTGGGGTTGGACAGTTCCTTGCAGACTTGACCAGGGAGAGCATCCTGAATGGGCTGGGACAGCTTGGAAGAAACCTAGAGAACATTGGTACTGCTCTGGGTATCATCAATGACACTATCAATCTGCTCCAGGGTAAGGGTGGGACCACAACGGCTGAGCAGTTGCAGCAACTGTTTGAGGATGTTAGAGGCATTGGATCTTATGGGCTTGGTGCTGATATTGGTGCTGCTATTAGAGGAGCTGTACTTGGTGCTGAAACTCAGAAACTAGAAACTCTCAGGCTCCCTCGAAGGGCTGGCGGTGGTCCTGTCTCCTCAGGGCGTGGCTATCTGGTAGGTGAGATGGGACCTGAGCTGTTTGTCCCCTCCAGTGGGGGTGGCACTATCATCCCTAACAATCAGATGGGTGGGGGCGCGAAAATCAGTATCACTGTGAACGCTGGGATGGGTGCTAACGGTGCTCAGATTGGTGAGCAGATTGTCACAGCTATCAAACGGTATGAGCGCACCTCTGGCCCTGTGTTTGCGAGAGCCTAATGGCAACAGTTGTAGAGCTGGGAGCTGTTGAGGGGTTCATCCTGGATGACCCTGTGGCTGGTGTGTTGGATAATACTGTTTACACTTTGGGTGGTGTTGTGTTCAAGGACATCACTGACAGGGTTATCACTTTGAGCACTGATCGCGGTAAGAACAGGGACCTTGACAGGTTCAACTCTGGCAGCCTGAATGTGATTCTCAATAACGATGATCGCGCTTTTGACCCTAACTATGCGAGCTCACCTTTCGCTGGGGCTATTGTTCCTAGGCGTGCGGTGCGTGTGACTGTAGATGGTGTGCGTACTATCACCACCACGATTGATGACTGGAATTATTCTTACACTCCTGATGGGGATTCTAGGGCTGAGATTCAGGCTACTGATGAGTTCACTTTGCTTGCAAGGCAGGTGCTGACTGCTGGGACTGCTACACAGCAACTGTCTGGGGCGCGTGTGAACGCTGTTCTGGATATGGAGTCTGTGGATTGGCCCTCAGCTAAGCGCAACATTGATAATGGTGTGAGCACTTTGGGTGCTGATGTGTTCGAGGGTAACGCGCTGACCTATCTGCAGAAGGTTGCTGAGAGTGAGCAGGGGCTCCTGTTTGTGAGCAAGACTGGTGACCTGGTTTTCAGGGATCGTCTCGATGCCACACCCACCACTGCTAGTGTCGTAGATTTCGCTGATGATGGCACAGGTATTCCCTTCACTTTGACTGCAGTGAACTATGGCTCTGAGCTTCTCTATAACCAGGCGATTGTTACCAGCAATGCAGGCACAGCAACAGCTAACAACAGCAGATCCCAAACCGCTTACGGTGTGACCAGTGTGGAACTTGACACCCTCGTTTCCACAGATTTGCAGTTGCAGAACCTCGCTAACTTCCTTGTGCAAAAGTATGGGGACCCTGAGTACAGGTTTGAAACCATCAGGGTGAACCTGGACACTGTGGGTGCAAGCAATAAGGCAACCTGTTTGGGGTTGGAGATTGGTGACATCATCAATATCACTTTCACCCCTAACAACATTGGGTCAGCCATCCAACAGTATGGGCAGGTTATTAGGATCAATCATGAGATTGAAACCTCCAGGCATGACATGTTTATCAGTGTGAGTTCTCTCGACTGGACATTCCTGGTGCTGGATGACACTGTGTTTGGTAAACTTGACAGTAATAACGCTTTAGCTTTCTAGGAGACTCATGGCTGGCGCACCTGCTGGATACCGCACATTTACTGCTGGGGAAGTCCTCACCGCTGACAATGTGCAAACATTCTTGCAAGATCAGGTAGTGATGGTCTTTGCGAACAACGCTGCTGCTACTGCTGCGATTCCTTCTCCTGGGGAGGGACAGATGAGGTTCCTGAAAGACACTGACTCTTTGGAGTATTTTTCTGGGGCTTCATGGCAGGCTGTTGGTGGCGCTGCTGTAGGATTTGAGCAGACTTTCCTGCTCATGGGTGCATAGGAGAAACGGAAAACAATGGCTAGTTCTTACAAGGTTCTGGGGCAACTGGATATTACTTCAGGTCCTACCCTGACAGATCTTTACACTGTGCCTGCAAGCACTGAAACTGTGATTAGCACTATCACTATCTGCAACAGGGCGAGCGCTGCTGACACATTCCGCTTGGCTTTGCGTACTGACGGTGATGCAATCTCAGATAAGCACTACCTTGCTTATGATGTGCCTGTGGCAGCTAATGACACCACAACTTTGACTCTGGGTGTGGCTATGCAGGCTACTGATGTGCTGGGTGTATCAGGATCAGGTACTGCCTCTGAGCTTTCCATCAACGCTTTCGGTGCTGAAGTAACCGTCTAGGGGGGTAGCAACTAATGGCTGTTACTTCTATGTCGAGAACTACCCTCACCAGTCTGGGCAAGCGTAACAAAATGTCCCCTGCCACTGGTGGACCGTTCTCTGCTACATATCTTGTTATTGCTGGCGGTGGTGGTGGTGGCGGAAGCAACCAGGGTGGCGGTGGCGCAGGTGGATATCGGTGTTCGGTTAGCGGTGAGTCCTCCGGAGGTGGGGCTAGTGCGGAATCTCCCATTGCTGTATCCGCAGGTTCTTACACCATAACCGTTGGCGCTGGTGGTGCTACCGGCGGAAATAACGGCAACAATTCTGTCTTTAGCACTGTCACTTCTTTGGGCGGGGGATACGGTGGTGTGTCCAACAACGCCTCTGGTGGCTCCGGAGGTTCCGGCGGTGGAGGTGGTCGCTTTTCGAGTTCCGGAGGTGCGGGAACTTCGGGGCAGGGCTATAACGGCTCAAACGGAATCGTTGGACCGGTGGACCCTGCTGGTGGCGGTGG